CTCCTTTTTTATTATTGTTTTTATTTTAACATGGATATGATTGAATTGTCAAACTGGAACTCCAGTTTTTTAATCTCATCATCATCCATGTCTCCTATGTCTTTATATTTTTTGTCTAAGCTAATAACACTTACAAGATGACCTAGCTTTTCAACTAGCTTATCTTTCATGATGCTACCAGCTTCGTCGTTGTCTGCAATTAGTACAACATTGTTGAAGTACTTTTCTAACAGTCTGATCTGAGATACAGACACATTAGCACCCAGCGTTGCAACTGCTGGAAAACCTATCTGGTCTAAGCGGATTGCATCAAAAGATGATTCCACTACATATATAATACTAGATGTCTTTACTCTATGCAAGTTAAAAAGAATTTTACTTTTTGGAAGTCCTGGGGTATTTTTAAATTCTTTTCCTTCAACTGATCTTCCAACAAATCCAATTGTCATTCCATCAGGTGAGTGTACTGGTATAGTTACCATATCTTGTTTTTCTGAGTATCCAAGCCAAAACTTTTTTACTGACTCCTCTGTAAGAGACCTTCCAGCATAGTAGCGCATTGCTCTTGGAGATTCTAGTGCTTGATTGTTTAACCTTTTAATCAAGACTTCATCATACTGAATAAAATCAGGTGGTGCATACATGGCCTTGTTTACAACATTCTCAATGTTAGTTTCTGTTTCTTTACTTCTAATATAACGAACAGTTTCAAAATAAGATCTTCCAGTTGTAAACATAATAAACTCTTCAAGATTCTTTGTTGTCTGACAACCAAAACAAAAAAACAAACCACTGTCTTTGGCAATTTCTCCTGCAGGAGTTCTGCTATTGTTGTGATATGGACAATAGATTATAAAATCATTTCCAAATTCAGCCTCAATGTCAATACCTGATCCATTAATAATTCTTCGTATTTGCTCTTCGCTATAGATGTTACTTGCCATCTTCAAAATCCTTATAACGATAATATCCTTTATCAAAGTCTACTTGAACTAAAAAGTCACCCATAAAACCATTACGATTCTTTCTAAATACACATTCAATAATATCACTGTTAGGTGAACGACCTAGTGCTAATAACCAGTCAGCATCATATGAAATTTGTCTAGACCAAGATGTCTGTCCAAGTGTAGGTGGTGAACTTAAATCTTTAACATCATCGGGTGTAGCAGAAGAGATAGCGATAATAGGTACTTCTTCACTAATAGACATTAGTTTTAATTCACGAGAAAGGTTTTTCATCTTTACCGTTTCAGAATCAGCCCTTTGGTTTGGGCTCATTAACTGTAGATAATCTACTACAACAAAGTCTGGCTTGTACTGATCAATCTTTCCACGAATAACAGAAGGAGTTACCTCTCCTCCAGAATCATTTGAAATGATATGAAACTCTGGTCTTCCCTCAACCTTGTTAGCATGCCACTTCTTAAGCATATCAATCTCAACTTCACCATTGGATAATTTTCTATGAGACCAAAGACCTTCACCCATGATGGCATAAACACGATTACGAACTTCTGTCTCACTCATTTCAAGTGAAACAATCATTGGGGACTTGCCCTGCTTCCAAGCCTGTACAGCAAAATATAAAGCCATCCAAGACTTTCCAATTCCTGGATATGCAAGGAACACTCCTAGTTGTCCTGGCATAATCCCTGCTGGAAGATAGTTATCAAATCCAGGAAGCCCAGTCTTAATTCCTACGGCACCTAACTCATTCTGCTTGGCAACTCTTTCATAGTACTCAACTGCAGACTGTAGGTCTGTAGCATCAATGTCACGTATTGTAGCCGTATTCTTTTTTAATTCAGATGTCTTTGTAATTAAATGGTCTAGTGCTTCTGTTCCATTACCAGTCTGAACTTCCCCTGCTGCATTACGCAAAAGGTCTTTAAGGCTATCATTAAGATAGTCTGTTTGTAATTCTGATAGGTGATGCTTTGTAGATCCAACACCTTCTACTGGCTCAAAGTCTCTAAATTTTTCTCTAACAAGGTCTATTGGTGGTAATGCCTGATTGTTTTCAGAGTATAGACGAATAAAATTCCATATATCATTATGACTTCTTAAAAGAATTTCTACATTCGCCTGAAGTAGTACGTGAATTTGTTTATCTTGTAAGACTGCTGTAATTACTTTTGCCTCTGTATTATTCACTTAACCACTCCTTTGCCAATCTTCTACGCTCTTCTCTTTCTTTTTTATCTTGCTCTACTTCTTTTTTTCCATTTATAATTTTTTCTGCATTGTAAGCAAAATAATTCCAACTAGGTTCTTGAGCAATAGAAAAATAATATTCAAGAATATCATAGCATTCACTAACTCCATAGGACTCAACCAATGCATCGGCTGCCCATTGTTCTACGTTTAAGTTCATGTTAGACTTTTGCTCATACCTTTGCAGGTAAAATTTGTTAAATCTACTGAGCAAAGCCATTCGGTCTTTGCGGTCAGCCATTATCCTTCAGAAGCCTCTTCTTGTGCTTCTCTAATCTTTTCTGTTAACTTATCTTCTACAAACTTATATACACGCTCAAACGCATCGTTTGTTGTTTCCTCATCACGCTTGCCATCAACAACTCCCAAGTCTAATCTTAATGACTGAAAGTTGCCAAGATTAAGTGTATATCCAAGAGTTACAGATACCTTTGTGTTATCGTTTTCCATTTTCCACCCATTTCATAGTTTAAATATTTTCTGACCAGACTGGAATAAATCTTCCATCTTCTGTCTTTGTATATGTAAGTATACCGTCTCCCATTCGCCTTGTCAACTCTTGGCTTGTTGGAGTCATGTTGTTTGTTATTAATTTGTCTTTTCTTGGTTGTCCAATATGTATACTTGCAAGTATAGCACGGATCTCTCTTACGTGATCTTCTGAATAATATGCCCTAACTTGCCATCCACGCTTTCCTTCAAGTCTTGCACCAATTGGTGGAGGTATAACTCCTCGTTTAATTAAACTTGGAATATACTTTCTATGTCTATTGACTAATCTTGCAGTTTCTGCTACAGTGTAAGCCCTTTGTCTATTTTTTCTAAAATCAGTTTTAAGGCAACTCTCAATTCTATCTTTTGTTATATTGTAAACAGAAACTAATCCAGTAGATCTTGATGTGTGATATATACGAACCAAGTCGCCATTAAGAAACCAAACTTTTTGATTTCCTTTTATTACAGGTTCGCTATTGTATTCTTCGCTCTGGATTTTTCCTTTAGAAGTAGCCATTTACCTTCCTGACTTTCGCTTGGTGGATGAAAAAATTTTCTATGTCCACAACGTATGCAGTATGTTTCTAAATGATCTACATTCGTGTACTGTCGATCAACGAACATACGCCCAGTACATCTTTGACAAAAAATCATGTTACCCCAAGTGTATTAGTTTGAAATGCCGATAGCAATAATGTTTACACCAACGGATGCAACACCTGCTGTGTTAAACTTAACAGAGCCAAAAACTCTATTGGATTCAACTTTAGTAAGAACAACTGTGGCATTAGTTCCAGCAGGTGTACCAGTTATGTTTAATAGTGTTGCCGTAACTGTTGGGGGAAACTTGAAATCTCCACCAAAGTTATATTCAAATGTTTGATTTTCTGTAACGTTTACGTTTTGATTATTTACAACCTGAACATATCCAGCCACTATCTTAGCAGCAGATGTTTTGATATTTTGTTTTCCAGCAGTTCCAGAATCTATAGTTGTATAGTTAGAACTTGTAGAAGACACCTGTGTTGCAAGATCGTTAACAACGTCAACAATCTGATATATATACGTTACGTCTAGAGGTTGCCCTCTTTCTGGTAGTGGTAATTTTGCCATTATCTCTCCATTATATCATTAAATCGTATGTGGGCCATCTTGATATACCCTTAAAAATGCTGTACTTCGTGATACTTCTATACCCTTTAAGTAAACCTCAATAGAGTATTTATTTGGTGCAAGTGCTTGAACAACTCCATCTTTGGTATATGTTGCTGGATGCACAGTAGATATTGATGTACCAATAACTCTTTGTTTATAAACGTAATCTCCCGCATCACTTCTGTCATACTTAATCCATACATCATATTCGTTGGCATTTTCAATTAGGACTGTACCCTTTTTTATTGCAACTGCATCCCATGTACTAGTAACAATATTTCCCTGTTTAAAAAAATCAATATCTCCTTCATCAAAAGTATATCCTGGACTAACGCTTACAACTGGAGACCAATGAGACTTTCTATTTCTATCTTCAGAAATAACTCTATATCTTATTGTATAGCCTTCAGAAGCAACTGATAGTGCTGGGAGATCTGAGTACTTTACAGTTGTTTTTTTTATTCCAGAGTCTACCATCAGGTTACTCCAATAGAGAATCTAAATTCTACATAGTTACTTGTATTTGGCAACTTAGTTACAGTTTCTGCATTAGTATTTTGAACAACAGAATATCCTGTTAACCCATATAGTGGATTTTGAGATGCAACATTTTCTAAACGCAGGGCATCCAAAGCAACATAGTACTGGTCTGATGCAGAACCAGAGGCAATAGTCGAGACATAAATTTTTGCAGAAACAACAGAATCCCAAGTAAAGTTTGCTGTAGTATAAAGTTCCTGTAATGGTTTTGAAATTACAAAATATCTATTGGTAAGAAAATCGTACTGACCTGCGCTTGATCCATTTGTAAGTTCTGCCTCAAACCTAGCAAATTCAGCAGAAGATGTATCGCTTGATGAAAAATCTATTAAAACCCTAACAGTACTTGGTACAGATGTGTTTGGAGAAAGTTCTGATCCAGCAACTTTTTTTACTAAAGAAAATGCCAAACGAATTTCATCAAGTGGAGAGTTTTGAGAAAAATCTACGTTTGGATTTGTTAAGTTAATATGGTTTGAACCAGTATTAACAATAAAATGATTTGTAGCAATTGATCCACCAGATGTATAGGTGCCAGTTGCAGTACTAGAAACAGTAAAAGTTGTTGACGTTGGAACCGATACAACAGTTTTTGTTGAAAGATTATATGCTCCTGGACTAACACCAGTTATAGTTACCACATCTCCAATTGAAAATGTATGTGGCAAAGCAGTTGTATATGTGACAACTGATCCAGAACCAGTTGCTGCTGTTACATTAACAGTCTTTGTTAAGTTTGCTGTGTTTCCACGTACCAAGATTGTATTGTTTAAAAATCTTGGTCTTTCATATTTTGTTGCACGGTTTGCCTTGTAAAATATTAAATTGTCAGCATTTGTTTCAAATACTGGCGTTGCAACCACAGTTCCATTAACATCATAAAC